CAATTATGGAAACTAGTGAGAGAAGATATACAAGGATTACCAGTGCCTAATGGCCCAGACTTGAGGGATATGATATAATGAAATTAAGTAATGAAACAAAAGAAGTCCTAAAAAACTTCTCAACGATTAACCAGAATTTGGTGATCAAACAAGGAAGTAAAATTTCTACAATGTCTGCAATGAAAAACATTGTTGCAAACGCAACAGTAACAGAAGATTTCCCTAGAGAATTTGCAATCTATGATCTCAACGAATTTCTTGCGGTTATTTCTCTGTTTACAAAACCAGAACTAGATTTTAAAGATGACTTTGTAATAATTACAGGAGAAGGTTCTAAAGATAAAGTAACCTATTGGTACTCTGATCCTTCAGTTGTAACAACTCCACAGAAAGATATTAGTATGCCTTCTAATGAAGTGTCTTATACTCTTTCTAGTAATACGTTGTCAGATATTCAACGGGCTGCATCAGTTATTGGTGCTCCAGATATGGTTCTTGAAAATGGTAATTTGAAAGTTACTGATAAAAAGAATGGTACTGCAAATGATTATCAGACAGAAGTATTTGACAGTAATGGTTCAGATTATAAGTTCTGGTTTAAAGTAGAAAACCTAAAGATTATTCCAGGCACATATGATGTTGAGATGTCTGAAAAAAAGATTAGTCGTTTTAAGAATTCAAAACTAGACCTTGAATATTTTATTGCTCTAGAACCAGAGTCTACTTATTCACCTAATGCTTGATTGGAATTTATATTATGGAAAAATATCTGTGGGTCGAAGAGTATCGTCCCAAGACGGTAGAACAATGTATACTACCTAAAGAACTAAAAAACACTTTCTCTAAATTTGTCAAACAAGGTTCTGTACCGAATCTAATACTTACTGGTACTGCTGGTGTAGGTAAAACTACAATTGCAAAGGCAATGTTAGATGAAATTGGTTCAACTTATATGATGATCAATGGTTCTGATGAGTCAGGTATTGACGTACTCAGAACTAAGATTAAAAACTTTGCGTCCACTGTCTCTCTTGAGGGTGGACGTAAATATCTTATTATAGATGAGGCAGACTATCTAAATCCTCAATCTACACAGCCTGCACTTAGAGGCATTATAGAAGAGTTCAGTGAAAACTGTGGTTTTATTCTAACGTGTAATTATATTATGCGTTTGATAGAACCATTACGTTCTCGTTGCCCACCTGTAGAGTTTTCTATACCAAATTCTCAAAAACAAGAACTTGCAGCGGAATTCTGTGACCGTACTATCATGATTTTGAAAGAACAAAACATAGAGTATGATAAACGAGTTGTTGCAGAAGTTGTTCTAAAATATTTTCCTGATTGGAGAAGAGTATTAAATGAGTTCCAACGGTATTCTGTTTCTGGTAAAATAGATGCTGGTATTCTCGTTAATTTGTCCACACTAAATATGAAGGAACTAATGACGGCAATGAAGAATAAGGAGTTTACAAATGTACGCAGATGGGTTGTTGACAATCTTGATAACGATCCTGTACGTATCTTTCGCAGTATCTATGATTATCTGTACGATGTTTTGGATGGGCGCAGTATACCTCATGCTGTCGTTATATTGGGTGAGTATCAATATAAGTCAGCATTTGTTGCCGATCAAGAAATAAATATGTTGGCCTGTTTGACTGAGATTATGGCGAGAGGTAAATTCAAATGAGTGATAAGTCAGTTTATGATGTTTATGATAATTTTGTTGAACCACACGTTGCAGAATATATTGATGGTGAAGTACAAAAGGCAAGATGGAAATATGGTTTTAGGTCTAATCCTCACTATGGTACAAAACACTGGAATGTTGGTTGTGGTGCTACGATAGAAGAAATAACAGACAATGGGTGTGATTTTGTTCTTCCCATATGGAACGCTGCAATTAACAAATTTAAATTTGATGAGTTGTATGGTGTTACAGACTTTGTAAGAGTATACATGAACGCACATACTTACGGTATGCAACCACACTGGCACAAAGATGATGGTGCATTTACTATTATTTACTATCCGACTATGCACTGGCCTATTGAGTGGGAAGGTGGGACTATTATCTACGGTGAAGAAGAAGACGGTAATAGTGAACAAGACCCCCGATATGGTCATCCACCCAAAACTGTTGAACATATTAATCAGTATGTTGGTAATAGAGTATTAGTTTTTGATGCTTGGAGGTGGCATAGCGCACAAACAGTTAGAAGAGAATGTTATGAGATGCGTCCTGTTATAGTTTTTAAAACAGAACTTAGTGGTGTAAATCGTGAAAGATTAGATTTTTATAATGTATGAGTTGAAAGACTACTTAAATGCGATAAACCATAACAAAGAACCTCTTATGGATAGTGAAGATGAAGAATGGGAAAAGAAATACTCTCCATTTATCGTTAATAAGTGTCTGTCTCCATTTCCAGATACTATCCAATTAGTTAACGAAATTAACCAATTACACCACCTAGATAAGAAACTTCAGTTTGATTTTTTGATAAATAGTATCAGACCAAGGAAAAGGTATGAACCTTGGATGAAGGCGAAGAAATTAGAGAATCTAGAGTATGTTAAAGAGTTCTATGGATATAATAATGTAAAGGCAAAATCCGCTCTTGAAATATTATCTGATGAACAAATTTCTGCCATAAAACAAAAATTAAATAAAGGTGGAAGAAATGGAAGAATTTAATTGGACTCAGGAGCAGATGCTAGAAATAGAACTGAAAGAACCTGATGATTTTCTAAAAATAAGAGAAACATTATCTCGTATCGGTGTCGCTTCTCGTAAAGATCGTAAACTATATCAATCCTGTCATATTTTACATAAACAGGGTAGGTACTTTATTGTGCATTTTAAAGAGTTGTTTGCACTAGATGGTAAAGAAACAAACCTATCTGAAAATGATATTTCTCGTAGAAACACTATTGCAAAACTCCTATCGGATTGGGGTTTAGTTAGTATCATAGGAACAGCTGAACCAGTTGCACCTTTAAGTCAGATCAAGGTACTTTCTTTTAAAGAGAAAGAAGATTGGACTTTAGAAACCAAATATAATATTGGAAAGAAAAAAGAACAGTAATGGGAAAATTTAAAGAATTCATTGCAGAGGAAAAACAATCATATAAGTTATTGATTCTGTCTCATGATGATCCTTTAGATCCAAATGAAACTGGGCCGATGGTTCGCAAGAAAGCATCAGAGTTAGGTATTGAAGTATATCTTGCTGAGTTTTCTGGTATGTATATGGAAGATAAAGGTAAGGATCAACTAGTATACTCTTTTCCTGTAGATGATAATGGTAAGGTAGAACTGCCCGCCATGAAAGATGGCGTTGAGTATGATAAACCTTTTACTATAAATCCTAAAAATACTTTGATTATGGCAAGGGGTCTTGGGTCTACGGTTAAGACAGGTAATCTGTCTTGGCGAGTTGCTTGTATCAATCTAGAGAAACAAGGTTATACTCTTATTAATTCTGTTGCGTGTCATGATATTTGTAATGATAAGTGGCATAATCAAATTATTTTCAACAACAAAATATACTTACACCAAACACAGTCCTAGTGCGTCACTCAGAAGGTGCTGAAGAAGCGGCAAAAAGACTTGGTAATAAGTTTCCAATGATTCTAAAGACAGCTGTTGGGTCGAGGGGTGTTGGTGTTATTTGGATTGAAAATTTAAAGACACTCCATAGTGTTATTCAATTACTTCATAGGGAAGATGAATTTGTAGATGTTCTTCTTCAAGAATATATAAAGACAGACTATGATGTGCGTGTTATTATTGCTGGAGGTCAAATTTTAGGTGCGATTAAAAGACCTGTTGTTGGTGATGACTTTAGGTCAAATGTCTCACAAGGATCAGAACCACAGTCTCATGAGTTGACAGAACGTGAATCACAAGAGTCTTTACGAGCAGCAGAATCAGTTCAAGGTCAAGTTGTTGGTGTTGATTTTATACCAGCAAAAAATAGGGATAAAGAAAGTCCTTACTTTATCGAAGTTAACTCTACTCCAGGCCTGATGGGTATTGAAGCAGTTCTCTCAAAATCAGCTGCAAAACCACTGATCAAAGGCCAGGATCGTAGTATTACTAAAGAAATTTTAAAGATGTACATGAATCGTGACCATTGGGGACTTGACAATTCTTACTCAGAGTGATATAACTATATAATGAACTTTTATACAAATGTAATACAGTGGGGCAACCAACTTCTTATTCGTGAAGTTAAGAATGGACAGCGCACAAATTCCAAAGTAAGATATTCTCCTACCCTCTTCTCTCCTGTAAATAAAGAGACAGGATATAAGACTCTTGATGGAAGTCACGTTCTTCCTACACAGTTTCATAATATTAGTGATGCAAAAGAGTGGATAGAGTCACACAAATCTCAACCAGAATTAGTATACGGAAATACGCAATATCCGTATTGTTGGATTGCAGATGAATACCCTAAACAGATAGAATGGGATATTGATTCGTTGCTCATTGTAACAATTGATATAGAGGTAAAATGCGAGAACGGATTTCCTGACCCAAAGGCTGCAAATGAAGAGATGTTGTCTATTACCATCAAGAATCATCAGAACAAAAAGATCGTGGTGTGGGGCATCGGTCAATTTATAACGGATCGTGAAGATGTAACTTACATCGAATGTGAGAGTGAAGTCCATCTATTCAAAGAGTT